GCAACACGATCTCCTCAACCGACACCAACGGCAACATCAACATCACCCCCAACGGTACAGGTGCAGTTGTTATCCCGACTGCTACGTTTACAACCTTAAACGCAACTACTTTCAGCACTACTGCTGCGGCAGCACATATTGATCTTACGGGCGCCACGTTTACCGCCGATGGCACAGATACCAATATCAGTATCACCCTGGTTCCCAAGGGGACCGGTAAGGTTGTCGCTGACGGCGTTGGTATAAATGGCGGTGTGATCTCTACCACTACTACAAACCAGAACCTGACCCTTTCACCTAACGGTACTGGTGAGATTGTTGCTACTGCTCCGTTTGGTTATGGTGGCTCAGGTACCGGCGGTACGGTCACGCAGCTAACGAGCCGCACGACTGGGGTGACGCTCAACAAGCTGAGTGGTCAGATCACGCTGTTCGCATCTACGGCGATTTCTGGGCATGGATCTAACGAGTTTACCTTAACCAACAGCTTCATCGATGCGACCGATGTGGTGTACGTTTGCTTCGCCTCTGGCCTGACCGGGGCGAGCTATGATGTAACCGTCACTGCGGTCTCAGCGGGTTCGTGCAAGATCACGGTCTCCAACCACAGCAATTCCGCTACCCCGTCCGATACGCCCGTGCTCAACTTCGTCGTGATCAAGGGGGTGAATGCCTGATGGCTAAGACGCCTGCTTGGCAGCGCAAGGAAGGTAAGGACCCTGAAGGTGGCCTGAACGCCAAGGGGCGTGCTTCCTACAACCGCGCCAACCCTGGGAAACCCGGCCTGAAGGCGCCACAGCCTGAGGGTGGCCCGCGCCGCGACAGCTTCTGTGCCCGGATGAAGGGGATGAAAAAGAAGCTGACCAGCGCCAAGACGGCGAATGATCCGAACAGCCGGATCAACAAGTCCCTCCGGGCTTGGAACTGCTGATGGCTGCCTCGACCCCCAAGAACCCTGCCCTTTGGTCCCGCGTGAAGGCGGCGGCCAAGGCCAAGTTCGACGTGTACCCTTCGGCCTACGCTAACGCTTGGGCTGCCAAGGAGTACAAGAAGCGCGGTGGAACCTGGGGAGGCCCGGACAACCGGGTCAAGAAACCTCGTGGCTAAGGGCGGGCTCGGCAAGTGGTTCGGTGAGAAGTGGGTTGATGTGAAGACCGGCAAGGAGTGCGGGCGCTCGGGCGATAAGGACCGCCGGGGCTATCCTGCTTGCCGCCCGAAGGCCGCTGCTGCTAAAATGACCACTGCTGAGAAGCGATCTGTGGCTGCGCGCAAGACTGGGCCTGCCCGGCAGTCTTGGCCCGTTACGCCCTCTGGGCGGAAGAAGAAGGTCTGACCATGACCATTCGCTACCTCAAGAGCCGGAAGGACGGGTGGATCTTCGAGTGGGACCCCATCCTGGCGAACAACCCGCATCTCTATGAGGTGACGGAGGAAGAGGCGTACCCTGAACGTTTCATCCCTGTTGCTGCCATCGAAGCTATTGCCGCCAAGCGTGGCCGGAAGAAGCGGGAGCCTGTGGACCTGTTCACGGCTGACATCCCGGAAGAGCCCGGCTATACAAACGAGGCGCTCAACGCTGAGGCTTCGAGGGGGCTCCCGTGACACCTTCGGACGTGATCGTGGAGGCGCGTAAGCTCCTCCAGGATACCCAGGCACCCTACCGCTACAGCGACACAGACCTCGTGGGGTATGTGAACCAGACGCTGAAGCGGATGGCTGTCTTCCGTCCGACGCTGTTCACGAACATCGTTAGCGTGCCGCTCACGGCCAATACGGTGATCCAGGATCTGCCTTCCGATGCGCATCGGCTGGTGCAGGTGTTCTTCATCGACAACTACAACTCGGTCAACGAGGTTGAGCGCGAGGTGCTGGAGCGGGCCTACCCGCAGTGGGTGTCCGACCCTTCTGGCATTCCGTTCAACTTCATCCGCCACCCGCGCAACGCGACCAAGTTCTTCCTCTATCCGCGCCCCATCGCCAACCTGACGGCGACGGTTGAGTATGTGGTGGAGCCGATTGCCTACACCATCAACCAGACGATCCTGTATCTGAAGGACACCTACCTCGGCGTGGTGGTGGATGGCGTGGTGTTCCTCGCCTCATCCATCGACGATGAGCATGTGAACTCCAACCGCGCCAAGCTGTTCCTTGAGTCCTTCACCAGCGCGCTCGGCGTGGATCTCCAACAGCAGGCGATCCTCGACAACGAGCGTATGCCGAGCAGGGGTAGGTGATCATGGCATCTCGTGCCTTCTCCACCCTCTCAGCTAAGGTCAGCGCCAGTGTGCCGGGTTGCCCCTATCCGCTGATCGTTCAGTACATCCGTGATGCTGCGATCCGGGTGTGCGAGCGCGCCCTCATTTGGCGCTACGAGCAGCCCGTGTTCAACCTGACGCCTGGGCAGTACCAGTACACCTTCAACAAGCCCGCTGACACGCAGGTGCAGGCGGTGCTGCTGGCGACGCTGAATAACTCGCCGCTTGAGATCCTCACTCTCGACGACGCGCGGAACCTCTACCCGACGTGGCCGGTCACCTCGACGACGAGCCAGGATATCGAGGAGAACGGCACGGAGCCGCGTTCGGTCGCGCAGGTCGATGTGCACCGCTACATCGTGCTCCCCGCGCCTGACGCAGCGGTGACCTACACCCTGCGGATGATCTACGCCCTCAAGCCCTCGCGCAGTGCGCTGGAGATGGATGAGGGTGTGTTCGATGAGTACGAGTTGCCCATCATGCACTCGGCGCTCCAGAACCTCCTGGTGATGCCGAAGGTAGAGTGGGCTGATCGTGAGTTGGCCACCTACCACGCCAAGCAGTTCATCTTCACGCTGAACGAGGCGCGGGCGCAGGCCAACCTTGGTGTGTTCCGGGGGTCCCTCTCCGTGCGGTTCCCGCCGTTTGCTTAGGAGGTAGCCGTGGACCCTCGCATCACCGACAACCGTATCCGACTGGTCAAGAACGACACTGGGCCGCAGATCCAGCTCACCTTGACGGATGAGAGCACCGGATCGCCCATCAACCTGAGCGGCGCAACGGCCACGTTGTATATGAAGTCCCTTACGACCGGGACCGTGGTGGTTAGCCGCCCATTGACCATCCCTACCGGCACTGCCAGCCAGGGGGTTGCCCTGATCATCTGGGGAGCCTCGGATCTAAACCAGACGCCGGGTGACTACGATGGCGAGGTTGAGGTGCTGTTTGCCACGGGTATGCGGCAGACGGTCTACGACGTGCTGAAGTTCAGGCTCCGAGACCAGTTTGCGTGAGGATAGACCCTACCCTTAGGCGCATCCGGGCGGTCATTCGCACCGCAGCGGTCAATGCTGCCTACAAGGCTGGGGTTATCGGGTCGGCGGTTGTCGTACCCTACATAAGGTTTCGCTACGCCCTCGGTGAGTTTTTTAAATTAAAGTTTCTCACTGACACCGCACGGGTGTCAGAAGGTGAGACCTACTTCGCTGAGGACTATACCGATCCGGGGTATGTCGGTGTCCCGTTTGCTCTAAGTGTTGGTAAGGTTCTTGCTGATACTGCCCTAGCTAGGGATGTACTAGCGTTCTTTGCTCCGAGGAGCTTTAGCGATAGCTTCTCTGTAGCGGATACCGCAGTTCGCCGGGTTGGGAAGAACCTAAGCGATACCGCGACGGCGGCGGATGCTGCTACTCGCTCTATAACCAAGGGCTTTGCTGACACTGCTGCCCTGGCTGATACATCCGTGCGCTCCGTGGGTAAGCTACCCACGGATACGGCCAGCTTGCTAGATGTCGTTGCTTTGGCGCCCAGGCTTGTTATCATAGACCAGCCGGTAGCCTCGGATAGCGGTAGCTTGCGGATGCAGGACTACTGCGACTTCAGCTACTTCGCCGAGGATTACGTGGGCGTCTCTCGCGCCTTTACCTAGGAGGACACCATGGGACCGGTTGAGAAGTTGGGGATGACAGGCCGCCTGACCATCGTGCTGAAGGGCGCAGATGGGAAGGTGAAGGATGTGCGCGAGGTGAAGAACCTCGTTGTGAACACCGGCCTTGACCACATCACCTCCCGCATGGTGGGCACCTCACAGAACGTGATGAGCCACATGGGTCTTGGCGCTGGTACGTCGCCTGCTGCTGCCGGTGATACCGCTCTTGGTTCTGCGCTTGGTTCGCGCAAGACGTTCGATAGCGCCAACCGCACCGGCTCGAACAACGAGAATATCGTCTACGTCACTACCTTCAACGCGGGCGAAGCCACTGGCGCGGTGACCGAAGCTGGTATCTTCAATGCCTCTACCTCTGGTACCATGCTCTGCCGCACGGTGTTCTCGGTGGTGAACAAGGGCGCCTCCGACACGCTCCAGGTTACCTGGACTGTGACGATCTCGGCCTGACGAGGTTTAGATGGCAACGATCATCACCCGGGCTGGTAAGGGCTCACCCCTCACAAATGCTGAGGTGGATGCGAACTTTACCAACCTGAACAGCGACAAGTTGGAGACCGGTGGGGGTACCCTCACTGGTCCTACGGTCGTTAACGTCAACAGCACCTCAACCGCTCTGCGGATCACGCAGGTGGGTACCGGTGCTGCACTCCTCGTCGAGGATGAGGCTAACCCCGACTCCACACCGCTCATCGTCAATGCGAGCGGGAACGTTGGTATCGGTACGAACTCGCCGGGTGTGCGCCTCGATGTAGTGGGCGCAGCGGCGATCCTCGACAACTCCTCTTCGGATGCGCTTCGCATCACGCAGACCGGCGCTGGCAATGCTCTGGTTGTTGAGGATGCGGCCAGCACGGACTCCACCCCCTTCGTCGTGACGGGGACCGGTAACGTTGGTGTGGGTACGCCCACCCCGGCGGTGAAGTTGGCTATCAGCAGCACCGATGCGATCCTGGTGCCTGTTGGTACGACCGGCGAGCGCCCCACAGGTGCGACCGGCTACCTCCGCTATAACAGTTCGCTCAACAGCTTCGAGGGCCACAACGGCACGGCCTGGGGTAGCATCGGCGGCGGTGCGACCGGCGGTTCGTCGGATAAGATCTTCCACCTTAATGACCAGACCGTCAC